ACATAAAACAGTGGCAACTTAGCAATATTATCAAACTCCGCGCTGCGGGACTAGACGATATTACCCTCTAACTAAAAAGGACTTGCGTCCTTTTTGTTTTTGTTGTATAATAGTGTATGAATATTGAAGATTTAATTATTTTGCTTGCTACACGCACACAAATGAATCCTTTTGATTCAAAAACTGTGTGGAGCTTCTATGATCAGATTTCTAGGGGACTGGGATTTACTGAAAAGCAGTCCATGCTGGCAATAAAAATCTTGCACCGTCATGCTAACAAGCTAACAGCAATACTTTCGAAAGATATTGAGCCATTTTTAGTAAATCCCACATTTAAACTGACTAGACGTACCTTAAATTCTGCAAAAAAGATTTCAGTAGTTAAACATCCCACGTTTATTAAAGCAGTTAAGGTAGAATTTCCTTACAATGAAAGTATTGTTGAGCGCATTCGTAAGGAACGAATAAATTTATCACACGCTGCGTGGGATCCTGATGAAAAAGCATGGATTTTTGCTCTTAATGAACGGAGCATACAGTTTCTAATGCCATTTGTTACCAATGACGAATTTGTTCCCGATGAAGAATTCGCTGACTACGTACAGCAGGTATTAAAAATTCACGAAAATTTGGAAAATTATGTCCCTACAGTAAGTTATGACGGAAAAACGGTAAAATTTGTCAATGTTAGTGATAAATTACCACAACCTCAAACTGACAATGTATTAGATGCATTGTTCCTTGCAAGAAAATCTGGCATACACACATGGGATGACAACGTTGATCAATATCTAGTTGACAATAATATTGAAAAATCTGTCATTGAGTTTTTAAACGAAAATCCCGGGGCAAATTTTACCGTAAATTTGGAAGAAAACTCAATTTTTGACATTTCTCAGATTGTTAAAAATATGATGCCTTGTCTGTTTGTCATACCCGGCGGCATGGAAATGGAAAAACTCAAGACTAGTCTAGATTTTTTAAAGTCACTGAACGTGTCATCTGAAGAAATGAGTGTAATGTTTAGACTACCTAAAGAAACTGGTGAAAAATTCAATATTTTTGTCAGAGATGAGAAGTTGAATAATCCCATAACTGATAAAACTCAAGTAGTGTTTATCAGTGCTAAGGTGCCTAAGACAGTTATTGAATCAAAAATAAAATTCAATTGTGTTGTAAACTTTAGCCTACATAGTGTACACTATACTATACGAGATTTTGTGAAAAATCACCATAATGTTATTCACATACTTGATAAAAAACCACAAAGGAATTTAAATTTTGCCTTCCTGTAAAATAATAATAAAAGACGAAGTCAACGTTAAGATAGAAAATTTAGATCTCGACACAAGAAAGGCATTAGTCAAAAAATTCAAGTACGAAGACCCTACAGCTCGCTATCGTCCGGCCTATAAATTAGGTCGATGGGACGGTTCGATATCATTTTTTGGTATCGGTGGAACTACTTATCTTTCAATGCTGCCACAGGTGTTAGAGTATCTTGAAAATAAAAATTATCATATTGACGTTGATGATTTACGCAACCCAATTTCTCTAGATTTTCCTGAAATTTTTGAGGATTTTTGGGGTGATCAAACATGGCCAGAAGGTCATAGATTTGCAGGCGAACCTATTAGACTGCGTGACGATCAAGTTGAATCGATTAATATGTTTTTAAAGAATCCTCAATGTATTCAAGAAATTGCTACTGGATTTGGTAAAACAATTACCACCGCAACTTTGAGTAAAATTGTGGAAAAATATGGTCGAACAATAACTATCGTTCCTAACAAAAGTCTTGTTGAACAAACAGAAGAAGACTTTATCAACTGCCAACTTGACGTAGGCGTTTACTACGGCGACAGAAAAGATCTAAACAAAACTCACACCATTTGTACATGGCAAAGTTTGAATATTTTAGACAAAAAATCCAAAGATGTCACTGATGACGAGATCTTAACACTAGCAGAGTTACTTGACGGAGTTGCCACAGTCATGGTAGACGAAGTACACATGGCCAAGGCAGAAGTGTTAAAAAATCTTCTCACAAGAAATCTTGCCAATGCACCAATCCGATGGGGATTAACTGGTACTGTTCCTAAAGCAGATCATGAATTTCAAAGCCTACGTGCAAGTTTAGGAGAAGTTGTACATCGTGTCGCTGCACATGAGTTACAGGAAAAAGGTGTACTGAGTGACTGCCATGTAAACATTATTCAGACAGCAGAATGGAAAGAATTTGGTGGATATCCTGAAGAGCTAAAATTCCTAGTCACTGACAAAGATCGCATGAGTTATATTGCTAATCTAATCATAGAAATTTCTAATTCAGGAAATACATTGGTATTAGTAGACCGAATTGAATGTGGTGAATTCTTGCAAACTCATCTCAGCGGCTTGTTCAGTGTCTTAAAAGAAGAACCTGACGTAGCATTTATCTCGGGTCGAATAAAAACTAAAGATCGAAAAGAAGAATATGACGAAGTTAAAACTGCTACTAACAAGATTATTGTGGCGACTTACGGTGTGGCCGCTGTTGGTATTAATATCCCTAGGATTTTTAATCTGGTTATGTTGGAGTCCGGAAAGAGCTTTACAAGGGTTATACAAAGCATTGGGCGAGGCATTAGAAAAGCAGACGACAAAGACTTCGTACAAATCTGGGATATTACAGCGTCAACGAAGTATGCAAAGAGACACCTTACTGAACGAAAAAAGTTCTATAAGGATGCAAAGTATCCGTTCGAAATTCAAAAAGTGAAATACAAATAATGCAAATACTAACATTAGAAAACAAGACATTCTATCTTAATGATTTACCCGAAGAAGTAGATGATGATTTGAGATTCTCTGTATTAGACAACAGTGACAATCAAAATCCCGACTACTTTTTTATACCGTTGATCTTCCTGGAAAGCTTCACTGGTCCTGCCGCAGTTCTGCAAATCGGTAAACATGAAATTACTATGCCACTTGATTGGTGTACAATTGTCGGCGATCCCGAAGGTCCAGATATGGAAGTGTTGCCATTAACTAGTTTGAATGATAGAGGATTTAAAACTTTTTGTTTTAATCCAATCTCTAGCTTTAGGCCTGAATTCCATGAAATTGACATTATTGATGTTTACCAAGATGTCAAGTGGTATTTCCCAAAGATGAAACCTGGACAATTACTAACTACTCCAATACATGCAGGGCATGAACCCCTGTGTGCATACTTTGTAAAAGAAGTCAGCCGCCAAAGTGAAATTGTAGACTATACAAAATGTTGGTAAGATGTCAATAATTTTTGAAAGTCCGGATAAAGGTAAAACTGTTTATGCTAGAAATGCAGGTTCTGCTGAAAAAATGCGGATAGACAGTTTCGGCAATGTAGGAATCGGAACAGGCTCACCTAGCACATCATTACACGAGCAGATAAAAGAAGATCAGCTGTGGGGTAATATTCGTCGCGCTGCGAAAACCGATCCTACTTTACAAGAGGCCCTGGAACGTGTTAAAGTAACATACTACTTAACAGCAGATTACGAGAAAAGATATGGCAACCGCAAAACTTGATATTAAACGTGAACTAAAAGCAGTAGACACTCGTGACTACAATTTTTACGACAATCTCACAGACGAAGAAAAGAAAGCATTTAGCCCTTTTATCTTGATGCGTTATACTGCTAATGTGCAAGGGGATCAGTCATTGCAAGAATGGTTTCTGGAAACTACTAATGAATACGTTAATAAAAATCATTGGGAGTTGAGTAAAAATCACAAGCCCTTGTTATGGAAGTTGTTTGCCGGCACAGGTGTGGGACAGTCAATGTATCATCCATATTTGGCAGCAGGTAAAAAGGCTAAAGCAAATAAAATTGAAAAATTGTTAGCTGAAATTTATCCTGCATGGAAACTAGAAGATATCAAAATACTAGCTGCAATGATGGACAAAAAAGATATCGACGAGTTATTTGACAAAATGGGTTTTGACAAGAAGCAACGGAAAGATTACGAATGAAAGATATGAAGGGTTTTGCCTTTAATGAAGGTTGCAAGGTTGCAAGAGCAGTCTTGTGGGGTAAGAGTCCTATGCTAGATATCTGCACTGTTACCAAAATTAAAGATGGTAAAATTTATCTCGATGACAGTAAACAGGCAATGAGATTCCCTGAGAGACTTTTGATCATTGAGCAAGATCCATTGTATCGAATGGTTAAAAAGTACGATGTTGAAAAAGATGATTGACCTAGTAGAACAACCTTTTAATTGTG